CCCCATGGGTCAGCCGCTCCCGGCTTTGCCACTGCCCCGGCTGCTGAGCCAGCCGCTGCTGCAGGGTGTGGCTCATGGGCGTGAGCTCAACGGCGCGAGGCATAGCGCCTGGCGGCATGCCGCTCAGCCTCAAAGTAACGGGCATCTGCCCACTGTCTGGCTCGGCGCACCACGCGCACGCTTTGCGGCAGCAGCCACAGGCCAAACGCCAGCCAGTTCCAGAAAAGCAGCTTCATCACGCCGCCCTCCCCATGACCAGCCGCCCCTGCTGGCGGGCAATGCATAGCACCGGGCGGGTCTGCATGCGCAGGCAACTCACCCGCCTGCCCACGCCAAACTCCTGCTCCATCTGGCCGATGGCGTCTGACCAGTCGCGGGCCAGCACCCGCGCCTTGCGGCGGTGGCCACCTGCATCGATGTGGGTTACTGCGAAGAACATGGCTGTGCCTCCTTTGCAGCAGGACGGGCATGGCGCACTTTTTCAAACACCCGGCGCAATGTCGACATGGCGTGCTCTTCCAGCCCAAGCGCTCTCGACAGGGCAATCTGGTTGCGAATGTCCAGGTACACCACAGACCACGCCAATACATCTGGTGGGCTCATGCCGTCCATCTCCAGCACCTTGTTGGACACATAAGGCAGGTCGTGGCGCTTGAGCAAAACCTCTTGAATGACCAGAGCCAGGCCACACAGATTGGGTTTGCGGGCGGCGCTCATGGGGCCACCTCGGGAACCTGATCCGCTACCGGCACCACATGTGGCACAAACTCGTCATTTACCCACTTGCCCAGCTTGCGCAGCTCGTTCCAGTAGTAATGAGAGCCCGTGCTTTGCCACAGTGGCAGGCCAGTGCGGGCAATAAAACGCTTGATGATTTCCCTGCCCACCTGCTCGGTAATCGCGCCGGATTCATTGCTTTCGTCTGCAGCCGGGTTAGCCTGCGCCACCGCCCAAAGACACACCAGGTGCTCATCAGTGGTGTTGTTCAGTGCGTCGGTGTCAATGCTGATGGTGATCTCGGTTTTCATGCCGCCGCTCCCATCTGGAAGTTGCGCGCATCCGCCTTGCGCATACGCCCACCGGCCACCGCCTGCAGTTCGCGGCTGAGCTCTTCGCGGCTCATCTGGGTGTAGATCCCGGTCGACGCAATCGACACATGCCCCAGCGCCAACTGCACCACCTTCAGTGGGTTCTTACCCCGGCTGTGGCGGATGATGTTGATGCCCCGGGTGTGGCGCAGCCAGTGCGGGCTCACGCCATCGGGCAGGCCTGCCAGGTAGGCCCAGTGCTTCATGCGGGCCTGAAAGCTGCGCACGCTCATGTGTTCGGCCAGCACCTTACCCTTGACCACACCACAGCGGCCCCAGATCAGCGGCGGGGTCAGCTCGGGCGGCAGGTCCAGAAAGGCGGGGCGCAGCTCATCGTGCAGCGCCACCAGCTTCTGCAGCGCCTGGCGCACCGGCTCGGTCACCAGATACTCCTGCCCTTCGCGCTGCCCCTTGCGCTGGTCCTTGCGCACCACCAGCCAGCCGGTGGCCAGTGCGCGGGTGGCCTGGTCCAGGCTCAGTGTGGCCAGCTCATTGATGCGCATGCCTGTCTCTATCAGCAGCCGCACCCACTGATAGTCCCGCTGGGACAGCAGCCCGGCCTGCCCCTTCATCACCGTCAGCAGACGGCGCTGTTCCTCGTCCGTCAGATACCGTTTCAGCACTCTCATGGTCGTGTCCTTTTTTGTTGTCAGCCCCATCCAATGCCAGCCCCAGCCCGCTCAGCACCAAAGCTAGCCCCACCACACCTAGCCAGCGCACAATCTCAGTCATGCCCTGCGCCCAGTGTTCTTAAGCCCCGACAGCACCAGCTGCTGGGCGCACAAACGCAACGACTTGCCCGCTACCGGGTCGGCCAGCGCTCTGTCCAGTTGTCCGTATTTGCGACGTACAGTTGGTGAGCGCATGAACAGCACCTCGGCCTGGGCCAGCACTTCCGCCTCGTCCGCTGGCAGCGGCAGCAGCTCCTGTTTCTGGTTTTTCACAGCTCTCTCCTTCAGCCTTCAGGGCCTCAAAAATCGCCTCACCAAACAGCGCACACACCGCCCGCGCTGCCACCTTTGTGTCCAAGCTCTGGCCAGCGTCAAGCTGGCTATGCACCACAGCCCGGCTATTCATCGACCAAGCCCTCCAGCCGGGTCACCAGCGTCATCAGGGCGGCCACCACGTCATAGGCTTCAGAGCGGATGTGCACAAAGTCATCAGCGGTAAACATCCGCTGTTTCAGCGCCTTGTTCACCGCCTGGCAAAACTCGCCACCCTCGGCCCCATAGGTGGTGAACAGATCCAGCAGCGCCTCATCAGAAAAAGTGCAGAACTTGCCCGCATCGAAAGAGGCACGGCCAAACATCTCGTTCAGCGCATCCAGCACCTGAAAGTCGCCGGTGGCCTGGGTGGCGGAAATCACATCGCGCAGCGTCGGCTGGTGGTGTGTGCCCTCGTCGGCGTCCGCCTTGTTGTAGAGAGTCCCCAGCTTGCAACCCATCAGCGCGGCCAGCTCTTCCGGCTTGGTTGAATAAACCAGCTTGCGGAACGCCTCAAATGGGTTTTTTGCGGGGCCAGTGGGTACGCGTTTCAGGTTCATGGTGTTGCTTTCTTGGGTTTTGTCACTTGCGGGAAGGCACCACGTGTTGGACGATCACGCCATGCTCATCAATCGACTGGTTTTCCATAGATGCCTCAAGCCGCATGACTATCTCGGAGGTAGTCTTCCGGTGAGATGCGGCTGCAATCCGCTTGACTTTGTCGAGCGTCTCAGTCGGTATCCGCAGAAGAAACTGCGAAGAGCCATCCCGTCTCTTGGGCGGCTTTCTCGGGAATTCCAGCATCTGAATGGGCAGATCGGTGCTCATGCCGACACCTGCTCTGGCTTGGGAGCCTTTGGGGAATTCAGCACTTGGTCGAGCAGAATGCACACCATTGCTGTGCGGCTGCGCTCCTCGCGCCTTGCAACGGCATCGAGCTTCTTAATCAGCGGAACAGGAGCGCTAATTAAAATGTTCTTCTTAAGTGGCTTCTTCATAGTTATATAACTTTATGGAGTTGATATAACTTACTGTACAACTTCTTATAGCACTTCGCAAGGGGTTTTTTAGAAATATTTTTTAAAGTTTGAAAGTCCATGAAAGCACCACACACAAACGTCCTCGTGAGAATGAGTCCAGACTTGAAAGACAGCCTGGAGGCGCACGCCAAAAACAAGCTGCGTAGCCTCACAAAAGAGATCAACGAACGCCTGCGTGTTTCTTTAACGGCCAGCGGCCCCACGGCCCAAGCCATGTTGGCCCGTGAGGCATTTGTGGTTCGGGACGTTGTTGGCGGAGGATCGCCACGCACCACCGGCCCCAATGGCCAGGCCGTGCAGCTCTCAGATCACGATATGGAAATGCTGCGTGTCTTTCACGCGATGCCTGTTGAGAAGCAGCTGGCCCTGCTGTCCCTGTTCAAGTAATTTGCGGGATACATCACGTTATGAGCGAATACACCAGTGCCTTCAGGGTCAACGATGTAGATCGTCATTGCAAGGACTGTCAGCATTGGGATGGCTGGGCACCGATCAGGGTCGGTAAAAAGGTCGACTACCAGACCCACGGGCTATGTGCCAACCCAAAACACTGCCGCGTCATTGCTGAACCATCACAGCGGTGCTGTGACTGGGTGGCGTTGCCCAAGGCTGCAGGCTAGCCGCCAGCGTCTCAGTGACCAGGGGAACCTGTCACATCTTCCGACAGTTCGACCCATCTGACGATTGCGTCACCCTCCACTACCGATCCCTTGAACGTCAGCGCCAGGCCCGTCTTGTGGTGCCCCACCGGGGGCTTGTAGCTTGTCAAAGAAAGCTGCCCGGTCACTGGGTCCATCTCCCCTAACAGGAAGTGAACAAAGCCCCAAGGAATGCGGCTCATACGGATGCACAGGTGGCTCTTGCCGAACCGGATCACCAGATACTTGCACTGGTCCTGCCTGCCACGGGCGATCCAGCGTGGTACGGCAAACAGGATGCAATTGCTTTTGGTCACCTGTTACCCCCGGTTCACCGTAGGCACAGCCGGGTCCGCCTGCATCTTCCCCCTGAACCAGCTGGCAATACCCAAGATCGGGCTAGCCACCCCAATCACCCCCGCCATGGCCGCCAACATGCCCGGCAAAAACTCCAGCGCGCGGGTTTCCCCGCTGACCATGGCCGCCGTGTAAGCCACCACCACAGTCACCGCACACGCCAGGATCGACAGCGCCACCGCAAACCCAATGGCGGGCCGCCAGCTGTAGCTGGGCCAGTGCTCAGACGCGGCCTCGGCCTGCATCGTCTTGTTGATGTCACCGGCATTTGTCACAGCCAGCCGCTGAAACTCCAGCTCTTGGTCAAGCACAGCCTGCCGATACTTCAGCACCAGGTTGGGGTCGGCCTGCAGCGCAGCCAGTGCGGCGTCACCCGTGGGCGCGCCGGTCACTACCTTGGCAATGTCAATCGCCTTTTGCGCGGCGCTCTCTGCCTTGTCGCTGCCGGTGATCCACTTCACCAGGCTGGGCGCAAACTGGGCCAGCCCCATGGCAATCGTGATCGGGTCCATGATTCATCTCCTTAAATTGAGTCCGTCTCGGTGTCGTTGTCAGTGCTTTCCCAGCCCTTGCGCTACGGATTACGGCCCCGGCGCTCCACGGCCACTGGCTCATTGCGCAGTCGGCGCTGGCGTAGCAGTTTGTCGACGTGCTTGATGTGCTCGTCGGGCGTCATGGTGTTCCACACGTTTTGGAGCTGGGCGCGGATGCAGCGCGCAATCACCGGGCTGGGCGCGGCTGGCGGTTTTATTGAGTTGGATGAGGCGTTCATACAAACGCCTGCACACCGTTGCGGTCAATCACCAGCGCCTGGCGGCGCGGGTTGTCGTCAAAGCTGATGTGGCACCAGCTGCCAAACTCCCATATGCACTGATCAAACGGTATGGGGCTGTGCACGATGGCCCGCACCAGATCCACCGCGCGGCCAAACCCCGGCGCCGTAATGTCTGCCGCCCGCCCCAGCATGTGCTGGCTACTGCGTGCGCCACCTACCGCCTGATTCACAGACGGACTGCGGTACCCACTGCTCACCACCACGGGACATTGCACCAGAGCGCGCACCATCTCCAGGCCCAGCGCCGTTTTGCGCAACTGCACCAGCACATCAGGCGGTGGCGTGTTGTCCAGCCCCAACCGGGCCGCCGCCTGGCTATGCGTCATCTCTTCCAGCGTAAAGTGGTATGTCAAGCCCATCACTCACCTCCATTCTTTTCCTGCAAAACCTCCACCCGCGTCAGCCGTGTATCCAGCCCATTGATACGCGTGTGCAGCTCCCCGGCCACCGCTGTCAGCTTCTCCACCATGTCATCCAGCCGTGTGATCACCCGGCTACCCATCCAGCCGATGATGGTGGCCAGCACGCCAAACAACCCCGCCACCAGTACCCCGGCCAGGGTCAGCATTTGTGTTTCGCTCATGTGGTCCTTCTTCCCTTTAAAAATCAAGCGTCAGCCGTCACGCGCAGCACGTTGGTGCCGTCGCATTCCACAACGGCCACCTTGCCCACGGCGATGGTGATGCCGGTACCGGTGGCGCCAATCACTTGGATGGCAAACGCGGTGCCGGTGTGCCGCACCGTCCAGCGGCGGCGCACCAGGGGGACTATCACGTTGCGCGCGGCGGTCAGCGTGCCAGTGATGACCAGGCTGTCACACAGCGCCTGCGCTTGGGTCAGCGTGACATTGGCGGCGGTGACGGCCAGGCTGGCAATGCCGTAGGCGTGTTGGACCAGCTGGGCGGCGTTGCGGGTGTCTGTCCAGCTGGTGACGGTGCTGGCACCGGCGACCACCGTGAACAGCGGCGCGTGCAATGGGTTGCTGGTGGTGGCCACCGCCACAACACCGGCCTGGGTGACACCGATGTAATTGGTGGCGTTGGCGGTGAGCGTGATGGTGCCGTCTGCTATCGCTGTGGGCAGGCCATTCACCGGCCACTGCCCGCCCTTGTAGCCCCAAGTCAGCCCGCTGCTGGTTACCGGGTTGCGGGCAAACAGCTCAGCCCATAACACGTTGGCAAAGTTGTCATTGATGGGAACTTCGGCGCTTTTTTGGCTATCTGCTATTGTTTGCATAGTGTTAAACGCTCACTTTCAGAGGGTAGCCACGCGCCACAGTGGCGCTCAGCTGGTAAATCTTGAGGTACAGGGTGGCCTGGTTGGCGCCAAAGTCGGCCACCTGCTGGGCGGCGGTGTAGGTGGCGGTAGGGCTGCTAGCAGACAGAGTGCGCTTAAGGGTGGTGTAGGCGCTGTCCCATACCTCCACGTCATAAGCATCAGCCACCTCACCCAGCGGCGCATTGATGGGCAGAGAGCCGGTCAGGCGGGTGCTCAAGCGGGTACGGCGTGTCCAGGTCAGCACGGTGTCTGTGGTGGCGCGGTTGGCGCGGGCGTTGACGGGGCTCAAGCACTCCAGCGCGACACCGGCCGGGGTGATGGTCTGGGCGGTGACATCGCTTAATTTTTGGCCAGCGCTCACGCCCTTGTAGTAGCGGATGCGGCCCAGGTCGGAGCTCTGCAGGGTCAAAAAGCGCAGGCCACTGGCACCCAGGGCCACAAAGCGCTCAGCCGCCACATGGCCCACGCTGGCCCACTCAGTGCCACGGCGCCCGCGCAGCAGGCCGCTCAGGGTGTACACGCCTGCACTCACCAGGGTGGCGCGCATGTATTGCACCAACTCGCTGCCAATCAGAGCGGCATTCAAAGCTGGGTTTGCCAAGGCATCGTCACGGCTGACGCTGGCCAGCTGCTGGATGGCGCCCACATTGACGGTGACGGTGTTGGACTCGTCAAACACATTGCCGCCGGTCCAGTCGCCCAACGTGGTGCTGCAGCTACCAATGGCCGTCTGGTCTGCCAGGGTGGTGACTTGGGTGTAGGTGACATCGTCCAACGATTCATAAATGGCGCATCCTGCCCAGTTGGCGGCGTTGCCCGCCACAGCCACGTACAGGCCGGGCTTGTCGTCAGCATCGCGCAACAGGGGCACGTCCAGCAAGGCCAGGGTAGTGGTGGCCACAGGCAGCACGGTGGTCTGGCTGGCGGTGCCGCCGCTGGTGATGCCTGGCTGCACCAGCACACTGGCGTCGTCACCCACCAGGGTCAGGGTGGTAACGCCGCCCGCATCGTTGCGGGTGGTGGTACGCATGCGGTAGCTACTCCCGTCTTCACCGATAACCATCAGCACATCAGTGGGTTGCAGCGCTGCGCGGGTGATGTCGACGCTGATGCTGGTGCTGAGCGCGGCTACAGCCTTGTCCAGCAGCATGGCATCCACAATGGCTTTGGCCTCGGCAGCTGTGAAGCCCATCGGAACCTGCACGGTGCTGGTGCTCTCTTGCCCGGTCAGCAGGCGGTCGCTGTACTGGGTGTCGGTTTGGTAATCACCGTCGACGTTGTTGTAAGTCAATGCCATTTGCGCCGGAATCTCCAGCTCGTCGGCAATCGTGAGTGGCAGCGGGTCGGGCGGGTTGGTGCTGTCGGCGGTGACGCCGAGCTCGTCCCAGCTGATGGTGGCTACCGGCGCGCCGCCACGGGGCACGAAGTAGATTTTGTCGGTGCAGACTTCGTCAAAAAAATAGGTACTGGACAGCATGTCAATCACGGTGCGGGCGGTGCTGACCGAGCTGTTGGCCAGGGCGCGCACCACTTTGGCGGTGGGCAGGGCCGACACATCGAATTGGTCAGCGGTGTAGCCTGCCATCAGCATCAAATTGCTGACCACAGTAGGCAGCGTTTTAGGTAACACCGTCTCGGTGACAGTGTTTAGCGGGCCATTTTCTTCAAGCCCCCATGGCACATACGGCCCCGGGTAAGCGGTGTCTGTGTATTGCCCCAAAGGAGCCACCCCCGGCATGTCAAAACTGCGCCACTGCACCAAAGTAGATGGCCCAACACCAGGCAGCACTAGCTTAGTGAATGCTCCGCTTGTGAATCCCGCGTCTACACTATAAAGAAGCTGCCCTTTCAAAAAAAACGTGACAATTCCCAGTGAGTTTTGTTGTACCGCCCAGTGGACCAATTCACCGGTGTAAGCAGGCTCATTTGATTTGTCACCCCACCCACCCCCACCAGATCCCCTTGGTGTTGTGCGCGTGATATAACCTAACGACCACTGAGCGCCACCTATAGACATACTCAAATATTGTCCCGGAGGATCTCCGATAGAGAAGAGATGGCCTGGTCCATTGAGGTAAAAATACCCCTCTAGCCGCCACCCACCACCCACCGGCCAATTCAAGACAATGTTCTCGGCAACAGCATTGGGTGGTGCTTGCCCTGGTGTGTAGCTCATTCCTACGCTGACAAAATTTGGCCCTATATCTGAGGCAATTTCGTCCGCATTTATTTGGGTATCAAAACTACTCAACACACCAATTTCACGGGCGGTGTCCCTTGCAATGGACTGGTTTAGCTCAAACGTCAGGTTAGGCACCTGCCCACCGCTGCCTAATTGCAAAGACTGGATAAACACACTACCCCTGCCACGGTAGGCGGGCGCATTGGCGGTGCCTACGGCGGCCTCGTAGGTGGGGTCTGGTAGCTGGGTAGCATCACCCTTGTAGACAGTGAGTCGCGCCCATTTGCCCGAGCCGGAACTGGCGGCGCGGCTGGCTGAATCAGTGTCAGCCCGGGCGGTATAGATCAGATCGCCATTGCTCCAAATGCGCGATACGGTCTCAATTGGGTTGTCTGTGAGCAAAATCATCAGATCAATCTCATACGTATAGCTGGTGTATTCACTGCCCCCGCCGCCTTTTCCACCAGCGCTTTGCGTAGTGGCGATCTCACGCTTGGCTGATGCCCACACCACTTGACCCGACACGCGCGGGCTGCCCGCTACCCAAGGGATGGGCGTGCCGTAGCTGCTGCCGCTCACACTCAAGTCACCCAGGCGCGGGCCTTCGCTCTTTTGGGTGGGGGCGAACATGCTGCCAATCACACTGCCAGCCATCCAGCCCATGGCGGCGCCAGTCATGCCAAAAGCCACCACGCCGGGCGCGATCATGCCGCCGATGGCAGCACCTGCAGCAGCTACGATAAGCTGCGCCATGTCAGACCACCCCTGGCAGCACAAAGGCTGCTACAAATTTCATCTGCTGGCTGAACATCAGGCGGGTTTCGATCACGCGGCCGACGGGCGCATATTTGGCTGTGCAGGCTTGGCTGGATGCATGGATGATGGACAGGCCGCCGTGGCGGTAGTCACCCAGGATGCCAAAGTGCTGGGGCTCTTTGTCGAAGCTGACGACCACCACATCACCGGGCTGCATCACGTCGCGGTCGATCTCGGTCATGTGCTCGCGCGCGGTGGCCATCAGGCTGGTGCCGTCTGGGGTGCGGGGGTAGGCGGTGATGTCAAAGTCAGGGGCAATCAGGCCCAGCTCACGGGATACGCCGATCACCAGGCCAATGCAGTCCACACCCACACCACGCAGGCGGGCCTGGTGGTGAAACGGTGTGTCAAGCCAGGCGCGCGCGGCATTGACGATTTGGGGGCGTGTGGTGGTGGTGCTCATGATGTGAGGGCGTCGATGCCGGGCAGGTGGGGCTCACCCTGGAAATTGAGCACGTTGGAAAACTTGGTGCTGCAGTCGGTCAGGCGCTTTTGGCATCCGGCTACGACGCTGAATGTGTGGCCGATGGCTATAGCCGAGATCATGGGCAGGCTTAGGGTGAACTGCTTGGCTGCAGAAAATCCTTTGACCTTGACGGCCAAGCCGTTGTTTGGGCCACTGGTCCAGGTCAAAATTCCCTGGGCAAAGTAGTCAGCCGCCTGAGCCTTGGTGCTGTCGGTAAAAGCCTGGTTGCTGGCCACGCTGGTGACCGAGCCGCTAAAGGTAAAAGCGGTCAAAGACTTGGTGCACATGCTGTCACCCAGCCGCGCGCGGCATGTCTTGCTGAGCACCGAGCCAATGGGCTGCTGTAGCGCCTGCTGCAGGCCCCGCAGCTCGGCCACAATCTGGCCGCGCTTGAGCTGCACATTGCCAATGGTGCCGACCAGGCGCAGCTCAATGCCGTCTGCTGGGCTGGCCCAGTTGTAGCGGCCAATCATGAATTTGGCGTTGTTCCAGCGTCCTGAGAGCACGTCAATGCGGCTGAACGTGCTGCCGTCGTCCAGCGTGGTCAACTCCAAGTTGTCGACCGCCAGGCCTGCGCTGATCTCGATACTGGAAATGTCCAGACCCTGGGCAGCGCTGTACAGCTGGCCGCTGATGGTGACGTCATCCTCGAACGAGGTGAACGCATACACTGCCCCATCTTTGCGCACGATCTTGAGCACATCCCCCGTAGTGGGGGTGCCGCTGGCGTAGTTGGTAGCCAGGGCAGTGGGTAGGGTGGTCGAAGTTTTCATGCCAAAATCGCCCTGACAATCGGTAGCTCACAAATCCGACCGGCAAAGTACACGCCGCAGGTAACGGGAGAGCCCCTCAGAAATGAGGTTTGTCCGTGGTTTATCCGTTCCACGCCGGTTGTCATATTTTTCATGGGTTGCGCAGCTCCTTAATCGGAATCTGCTCCCAGCTGCGAGAACCCCAGCTCTCGATTTTTGAAGACATCTTGTCGGTCTCAAACCTCACCGGCACATCAAAGTCACAACTCGCCGTCAAATTGGCTGCGGTGCGTGTCAGCCCGGCGCCGATGGTGATGATGCCGGTGGTGCTGTCCAGTACCCACTGCCCGGCACCAGAGCCAGCCGCCACCGTCACCCCCGCGTCTTTCAGCACCAGCGTGCCGGCCACTGGCTTGCGAATGGGCCGCAGCTCGCTAAACCCCACCGCCGCCTGGTACAGCTTGTTGATCTGGAACTGGTTTGTCGTCGCAGGCACCAGCGTCAGGCTGCTGTCTGCCAGAGCCAGCTGGTAATCGCTCCAGTCCTTGAACCTGAAGCCACTGAACCGCCCGCCAACTGAGCGAAAGAACGTCAGCAGAACCTTCATCTCGGCCTGGCTTTTCACGGCATGGGCGCAGTCGCCTGTGCACAGCGCCCGCTGCCGCACCCGGTTGCGGCTCTCGCGGCCTGCATCGTTGCCCACGACCTCAGTCACAAACTCAGGGCCAAATTCCACCCCGTAAGAGATGTCATCCGGGAACCGGGGGGCTTCCATAAAACTGGCCATGATCAGCTACTCC